CGAACCCAATCAACGAGAATGTGATAGCATTCATTAATGTTTTACCAAAGGAATTTGAATTGAACAGTTATGTTGACTATGATATGCAGTTCGATAAGTCATTTATTGAACCATTAAAGGCAATTATTTCACTTATTGGGTGGAATGTTGAACCAGTTGCATCATTGGATAATTTCTTTGGTTAAATTACACTAAATAGATATATGGCATACTCAAAAGAAGTTGTCCAACGGTTCGAAGCAGTCCTTGCTGACCCCCAAAAACACTCCGTTGGAACACTAGATAGGAACGACCCGAATGTTGCAACAGGACTCGCAGGAGCACCCGCATGTGGTGATGTGATGCAACTACAACTCTTACTCGATAATAACGAAAAAATCATCGATGTTAAATTTAAGACATACGGTTGTGGAAGTGCAATCGCATCTTCATCAATGTTCGTGGATATGATGATGGGTAAGACTATTGCAGAAGCAAAACTCATTAAGGATAAGGATATTGCAGATGCATTAGACTTACCACCAATCAAGTTACACTGTAGTGTACTAGCAGAAGATGCAATTCAGAAGGCTATGATTGATTACGAAGACAAGAAAACTTCTAAACTGGTGAAGGGAGTAAATGGATTATCAAGAGAAGATTTCATAGAATGATAAGATATCTTTAACGATAAATAGGTTTATAATGTATGAATATAATGTAACAATTACCAAGGTAGTCGATGGCGATACAGTTGATGTAGATATCAATCTAGGCTTCGGAATGGTTTATAAAAAACAGAGAGTGCGCCTCATGGGAATCGACACTCCTGAGTCTCGTACACGAGATTTAGTTGAAAAACTGTTTGGAAAAGCTTCAAAAGCACATCTTATATCTATCCTTGAATCGAGTGAGACTGAAGTTACACTCGTTTCTCATGATAAGGGAAAATTCGGAAGAATCCTAGGTGAGCTCTTTGTCGGTTATCTAGATGATAATTTGGTAGAAACTAGAATATCGGTCAATCAGAAATTAATTGATGATCATCACGCAGTAGAATACACTGGTGCAAACAAAGACACTACTACTGCACAACATTTAGAACATCGTAAACTGTTAATAGCAAATGGAACAGTTACACAAGAACAGATTGATAAGGTAACAAAATGATCATCACCCCAATGGATTATTTTTATATCTTTATGGTTGTGTCCATTTTTACATTTTTAATCACAATGGAAGTTCAAATACACACACTTAAAACACTAGTGGAAAAGTATATTGAAATTAGATTGAATCCTGAAGAAAATAAAATAGGCAATATTCTTTGCAAAGATTCGGAAAAACCTCTTACAAAAAAGTAGATTATGTAGTATACTAGAGTATACATTATGAGAGGTGTACATAAATTATGACGAGCATTTTAAAAGACCTGATAAAGGCAAGTGGAAATGAATATGCAAGTATCGTTTCCGAAGGAGTTGCAGCTGGGGATGTCGATGGTTTCATCGATACTGGTTCTCATATCTTCAACGCATTATTAAGTGGTTCACTATACGGTGGACTTCCCTCAAACAAAATTACTGCAATCGCAGGTGAATCTGCAACTGGTAAAACCTATTTCGCATTAGGATTGGTTAAACAGTTTTTAGAAGACGAAAAAGATTCTGCAGTAATCTACTTTGAATCTGAATCTGCATTATCAAGAGATATGATTGAATCAAGAGGGATAGACTCATCAAGAGTCGTTATCGTTCCTGTTGTGACAGTCCAACAATTCAGAAATCAAGCAATATCCATACTAGATAAGTATGCAGAAACCCCAAAATCCAAACGTCCTAAGATGATGTTTTGTTTAGATTCCCTTGGTATGTTATCAACAACCAAAGAAATCGAAGACACTGCAGAAGGTAAGGAAACTAAAGATATGACAAGAGCTCAGATCACCAAAGGTGCATTTAGAGTCTTGACATTGAAACTTGGACGAGTAGGGATTCCGATGATTGTGACGAATCACACATATGATGTGATTGGTTCTATGTTCCCTCAGAAAGAAATGGGTGGTGGTAGTGGACTCAAGTATGCCGCTTCATCAATTATCTATCTTTCTAAGAAAAAAGAAAAAGAAGGGACAGAAATCATAGGTAATATCATTCACTGTAAGAACGCAAAGTCAAGATTGACAGTTGAGAACAGAATAGTGGATGTAAGATTATCTTATGATAAAGGGTTGGATAGGTATTACGGTTTACTCGATATGGCATTGGCATTTAATGTCTTTACAAAAGAGGGAACTCGTGTTAAACTACCTAATGGTAAGACAGAATTTGGTAAGACCATTAATAACAACCCCGAAAAGTTCTTCACAGATGATGTGATGCAACAATTAGAACAACACGCACAAGGATATTTTAAGTATGGAACAAATCAGAATAGAACAGACGATACTAAAGAATCTGATTCAGAGTGATTCATTTGCACGGAAGGTGCTTCCCTTTGTAAAGGGTGAGTATTTTACTGAGACCGATGAACAGACTATATTTAACGAAGTAAGCGATTACTTCGATAAGTACACCAAAACTCCCACAGTGGAGGCACTTCTCATTAATTTGGATAATAGCACAACTCTACAAGAGTCAGTGGTTAAATCATCCAAAGCTGTTGTGAAGAGTATTGGTAAAGTAGTTGAAGAAACCCCCCAAGATTGGTTAATAGACGAGACAGAAAAATGGTGCAAAGATCGTGCGATCTACATCGCTGTCATGGACTCTATTGAGGTTCTCGATGAAAAGTCTAAAAGGTCAAGAGGTGATATACCCGAACTTTTAAAGGAAGCACTTTCCGTGTCATTTGATACACACATTGGTCATGATCAGTTAGAAGACGCAGACGAAAGATGGGAGTTCTACCATACGGAAGAAGAAAAGATACCATTTGATCTAGAATACTTCAATAAGGTCACCAAAGGTGGACTACCTAATAAGACCTTAAATATCTGTCTTGCAGGAACAGGGGTAGGTAAATCACTATTCATGTGTCACATGGCGTCCAGTCATTTGATGATGAATAAGAATGTCCTTTACATTACACTCGAAATGTCAGAAGAAAAGATTGCAGAAAGAATTGATGCGAATGTATTGAATATTCCTATTCAAGATTTAGGTGATATCACCAAGAATATGTTTGGAAAAAAGGTAGATAAACTTAAGAATAAGACCACAGGTAAATTAGTAACCAAAGAATATCCTACTGCATCTGCTCATGTGGGTCACTTCAGACACTTACTACAAGAGTTAGAATTGAAAAAAGATTTCAGACCCGACATTATCTTTGTAGATTATCTAAACATATGTGCATCACATAGAATCAAGCCAGGCGCAGGTGCAAACTCATATACACTTGTTAAGTCAATTGCAGAAGAGTTGAGAGGACTTGCAGTAGAGTTTAATGTACCAATTATGAGTGCAACACAAACCACAAGAGCTGGATATGGTTCTACTGATATTGAATTGACCGATACTTCAGAGTCATTTGGACTACCTGCAACTGCAGACTTTATGTTCGCAATGATTACATCTGAAGAATTAGACGAGTTAGATCAGATAGTTATTAAACAATTAAAGAACAGATATAATGATCCGACCATATTTAAGAGGTTTGTTATTGGAATAGACCGTGCAAGGATGAAATTGTACGATTGTGAACAAGAAGCACAGGAAGAATTAATCGAGAATGCAGTAGAACAGGATGATGACACTCCAGTGTTTGATCGTGGTAAATCAAATAATAAATACGATGGGTTCAAGATTTGACCTAAATAGTAGTATGAACAAGAATTTGAAACCTCAAGAAGTCTTAGCTGATCTTACAAAGAAAGTTGAGTTAAAAATTGCTTTAAGAGATGCAAAAAAACAACATGACGGAGTCACGGTTGAAAAGTTATCTGAAAAAATTATAAAGATAGAGAAAAAATTAACCTCGACACCGCTACAGAAAACATAAATAAAGGTATCTCAATACTTCAATTATAGGAAAAAGAACAATGATATTTACCCAAGCTGAGTGTGATGAATACCTCGCAACAATAACAGCACTAAAACTCGAACACGATTGGAAAGCAGGTGTAGAGGGAACATACCCACTACACAACTATTCATGGGATGCTGCTTCTGAATCGTTTATTAATCCTGTTACTCCCGATGTCTCTGCAGGCGACAATCTTGAATACGTTGGCACAGGTGCTCATGGGTTCTTTGCAGACTGGAAATTAAATAACGGTGCTTCTATAGATGCATTTGATGCCTCTGATAGCCATTCGTTCCCTTGGACTGGTTGGAATGCCTTTACCAACAATCGTTCAGTTTGGGATGCAGAAGTAGCTGCTCTGTCGGAAGACATTGGCTCAATGGAATCAACACACGCTAATATGCTCGCTACAGTCGAGTAACCACCTTTTTATTTCTTATAAATAGTAGACAGGACATCACTTATGGTGTATACTCTACTATATGGCAGTTAAAAATTTACATTTAGAACACCTCGAAGACGAAATCATTAATAATGGTATCGAAGGAGGCCGTGCATCTGTCAACTTCCTGAGAGAACTTAGGGATATGATGAAAGGTAATGCATCAGGTAAGGTCAACATGACTGTCAAATGGGATGGAGCTCCAGCAATCTGGGCAGGCCCTCATCCCGAATCAGGAGAATTCTTTGTTGCAAAGAAATCCCTGTTCACCAAAAAACAATTACACTACACTTCACTCCAACAGATCAAAGACGCACCTGAGTTATCAGGACAACTTGAATCTAAGTTTCTAGATTCGTACAAATACCTTTCCAAGATAGGATTAACCGAAATCCTACAGGGCGATCTAATGTACACGGACGACACCTCGGAAACGAAGATGGATGGAAAGACCTATATTACCTTCCAACCTAACACAATCTTGTATGCAGTCGAGAAAGATTCCAAACTTGGTAAAAAGATCAAAGCATCAAAATTGGGAATTGTATTCCACACTACCTATTCAGGTTCAACAATCGATGGATTGAGTGCATCATTTGGTGCAAAACTCCCAACAGGTAATAGGAATGTTTGGATGGACGATGCAACATACAAAGATACAACTGGTTATGGAAACATGACTGCCACTGAAACACTTAAACTAACAACTTCACTTACCAATGTAGGAAGATCATTCCATGGTATCACTAAGAACAATCTTAAAAAGTTCAATGACATACAGGGAGTTCTTAATTCAAAAGGAGCTGCAGGTGCGTCATACAAAACTTACACAAACACCCTTATCCGTAGTGGTAAATGGAATCCCAATGGAGCTGACTACCTTAAACATGTTGAGACGTACTGGGAAGACAAAATAGTTGCAAAGGTCAAAATGGAAAAGACCAAAGCAATAAAGTTACAAATTGGTAAGGATATAATGAGAGACCTTAAGAGTATCAAAGGTCTTGTAAATAATCTTGCAAGTTTTCAAGGTCACCTGATTGACGCTAAATCATTGATCGTTACAGCATTGAATAGAGTTAAGAGTATTGGAACATTTGTTAAAACGGATACTGGATTTAAAGTAGTAAATCCTGAAGGATATGTTGCAATCGATTCTGATGGTAGTGCAGTTAAACTCGTAGATAGACTAGAGTTTAGTCAGAATAACTTTAATGCCGCTAAGGCATGGGACAAATAATATGGCAAATCAAAATAATATGGCATTAAACGACAAGAGTCAATTAACTATAGATGTTAAAAGTCTCGTAGGTGTCGTTCTAACACTACTAACTATATCAGGAGTGTATTTTACATTGACTGGTTCATTAGCGGCATTACAATTAGATGTAATTAGAATGCAAGATTCTGTTGAAATGAATGAAGAGTTTAGAATCAAATGGCCAAGAGGTGAGTTGGGTGCGTTACCTGATGATGCAGTACAAGATTTAAATATCGAATACTTGCAGGCTGAGATGGACGAATTACAAGCAGAGTTTGATGAGCATATGAAAGAGCATCAAACAAAAAGAGAAGGAAATTAAGATGGCACATCAACTACACCCTAGAAAACGACCCGATTATATTGCAGTAAGAATAGAACAACTTAAAGAAGACATGGCCAAAGCAAGTAAGGACTATGACAAGAGTTGGTATAATAGACTTATCCAAGAATTGGACTGGGCTAAACAGATGAATACTATACCATCAAAAAACTGTTACATGGAAAAGTAAATGAAAACATTTTCACAATTCAACGAAACAATTAGAGTTCCAATCAGTATTGGTGATACAGTTCTTGGTGGAAAGTTCAAAAACAAAAAAATGATAGTCAAAAGTATTGCGAAAAACGAAAAGGGAGACATTACCATCAACGGTAAACCTTTTATGAAATTTAGGATAATAAATCAAGATGAAATCGTTTAGAAAATTTAATGAAGCCAAGAGCAAAGGAGTTGCATTTACTTTTGGTAGATTCAATCCACCTACTGTTGGACATGGTAAACTAGTAGACGCACTTAAATCTAAAGCAGGTGGTTTTGATTCCATGGTGTTCCTGTCACACTCTCAAGACGCAAAGAAAAATCCACTGGACTATAATAAAAAACTCTCATTCATGAGAAAATTCTTTGGAAAGAAAGTTA